TCACGCGGACGACCTCGCCGTCCTCGTTCGACACGACCTGAAGCTCCGTGAACCAGCCGCCGATCGACTGCCCGATCCGCTCGCGTCGACTGATCCGGCGCAGGAGCGCCGCCGCCCGCGGCTCGTCCTCGTACAGCTGCGTGGTCACCGACAGCGTGTACTGCTGCTCGCTCGCGTCGAAGGCGTTCGCGACCTGCCCGGCCGGAACGATCTCCGCGTACACCGTCCGGCCGATCACCTCGTCCCACTCGACGCTCGCGCCGAACAGCCCGTAGTTGTGGCGCGGAAGGTACGGGATCCCGCGGATCATCTGCAACGCCATCGACCGCAGCGCCCCGAGCGACATCTCGGTGCCGTAAAAGTCGACCGACGTGCTCGACGCGACGCCCGTGACGAGCTTGCCTTCCGGCAGCGGCTCTTCGTCGTCGCTGCCCGAGTCGCCCGTGGCGCCCGGCGGAGGCGCGTCGACCGCGACGCGGTTCTCCGAGCGCGTGATCCGCGCCGCCGGCGAGAACGCTCCGTGCGTCGGCGCCTCGAACGGCAGCGCACCGCGCTCGAACCGCAGACGGAACAGCCCCTGCCCGCTCGCGTCGCGGGTTTCCGGGCGAGTCCAGTCGATCTTCGCGATCGCTTCGGCGAGCGCCTTCCGGGCAGCGTCGACCATCTCTCCCTCCGAAGTCGGGGTAGCGGACCGGCGCGCCTCGTGGGCGTCGACGCGAGCGTAGCCCTGTTGGGCCAGAACCGTCAACGCGACTACAGCGGACGGTTGCCCGGAGCGTTGCCCGAGAGCGACTCCGCGGCGCCGGTCTTCACCTCGTCGCGCGTCCACCAGACGAGAACGCATCGGCAACGAGCGCGGCAGTCCGTCGAGCCTCCCGGGTGGACGCGGAGCGCGGACGCCGGCCGGAAGCCCTGGCGCCCCTCGACCTCGCAGACGCGGCACATCGCCTCGTCGCCGACCGCGACCCACTCGTAGTACCACTCACCGGCATCCGCGGAGCCCTCCGCCATCCCGGCGGAGAGAACCTCGGATGCCAGCTCGACGAGCCGGCCTGACCAGTTCTCGATCCGGTGCTCCTGCCCGTCGAACATGTTCGCGATCGCCGCGAGCAGGATCGCCTCTTCGACGCCCGGGACAACGCCAGACGGTGCCGGTCGCGCCGCCCTGCCGGCGGGCTCTCCGGTCGCGCTTCCAACGATGGCGGCGACCGAGGCGCGGAGATCCGACAGGAGCCCTCCCGGCCCGGTGAGGTAGCTCATCGCTCGGACACCGTAGGCTTCGCCGCGCTCGCTCCAGTCCGCGAGGACCGGGATGCCGGTGAAGTCGACCGCGCGATCTCGCGACTGCTTCGCGACCTCCCGGTAGATCGGCGCGGACGCAGCCGACCACCGCGCGGCGAGCCGGTCGAGAGCCTTCCCGGTCTCGTCCATGACGCGCGCGGCGCCCTCCGGGCGCAGCGTCCCATCGTAGATCGACGCGACCGCCGCCACGACCTCGTCGGCCGCCTCGCGGTACAGCGGTCGGATCTCGCGCGTGTAGCGGCTCACGGAGTCGGCGAGCGCCGCGAGCGCGACCGTGCGCTTGCCTCGGAAGATCGCCGCCGAGGGCCAGTCGGAGGGAGTCTCGATCACGCGCCACGCCGGGCGCCGGGCGAGTTCGAGCCCTTCATCGGAGTTCTCGCCGGGCGCGCCATCCGCCTGCTCGCCACCCTCGATCTCGCCGGGCGCCTCGTCCTCGTCTTCGGGCTCGGGCTCGGGCTCGGGCTCGTCGTCGTCCTCGGCCCCTCCGCCGCCGAACCCAGGCGGAAGCGTCGGGTCGGGCGCGGGCTCGGGTTCGAGCAGCGACGCGACCGTCTTCAGCCCGCCGGCGACCGCGATCGTCGCCACGTCGCCGCCCTCGACCGGAGAGCGATCAAGCTCCGAGCGCGCCTCGTTCCGCGTCAGGATCCCCTCGCGGACGCAGGTGGTCAGCGCTTGCGCCTTCGCGAGCTGCTCGGCCGGCGACAGCTTCGCCTCCCGATCGAACCGCAGCGCGACCTTCCCGGCGAGATCCTCGCCGACGAGCAACGGGACGATCCGCGCGTTGATCTTCGCCTCGATCAAGTCGAGGATCGGCTCGACGAGGTGCGAGGTCGACACGTCGAGCTGGACCTGCCCGACCGCTCGCGGCATGTCCTGGGTGTCGCCCATCTCGACCGGCAGCACTCCGAACACGCGCCAGATCGTGCGCCGAATCTCCCGGACGACCTCGATCAACGCGAGATCCTTCGGCGTCCGGCGCAGCTCGACCCAGTGGGCGCCCGAGCCTCGCGGATCCGGGTTCGTGATCACGCGGATCTTGTGGTCCTTCCCGCGCAACCGCTGAAGGTCGCTCTTCGCCTGCTCGGCCGCCTTCCCGGCGACGCCGGTGAGGACCAGGATGCCCGGCGGGATCTCGTCCGCGTCGAGGGCGAGCATCGAATGCTCGGACGAGCGGAGGATCGTGATCACCTCGTTGACGATCGACTCGATCAGCGGCGACGAGCGCCCGGAGGTGTTCGGGAACAACGAGAACGCGACGATCTGGTCGCGCGAGAACAGCGGAGCCGGCGCCGACGGATCTCCGGCGCGCCCGCCTCCGCTCGCGATCGGGTTCAGCGTTCCCCACAGGTCCTGCTGGTAGCAGTAGATCCGGCCGAAGTCGTCGGCCATCGGGCCGATGCTCGCGCCGTTCAAGGCGACCAGCTCTTCCAGCTTCGCGTTCGGTGGCGGTGTCTTGACGCTGACCGGCCGGCCCTCCGGCGAGGTGGCGAGCGTCACCGGAACGAGGCGATCGTAGACCTCTTCGATCACGCCCTGCTCGTACACGAGCAGGTCCGTCACGACCTTCGTGAGCAGCTCCTGCCACGTCTCGCCGTTCCCGTTCGGCGCTCGAAGGAACCGCTCCGCCTCGTCGACAACCTCCAGCGCCTCGTCGCGCTGATCGGCCTCGTCCTCGCCGTCGAAGGCTTCGAGGTCGAGCGTCCACGCCCAGGTAGCGATCCGACGCGCGATCCCGTCGACCGCGGCGCGCACGTCCGGCGTTCTCGCGTACACCATCCAGAGCTGGTCCGGCGTCAGCAGACGGTACGGATCCGTGACGCGGAGCCCGAGCCCCGGCGTCCCGTCGATCGTCGCCGCGACGTGTCGACCGACTCGCTCGCGGACGCTCTCGGGCGCCTGCGTCTTCGCGGTCAGCCACTGGCCGCCGGCCTCCGGGGTTCTCCGGAGCTGAACAACGTCACCGAGCGGTCGCGCCATGCCAACCTCCGCCGATCGGCGACAAGTTAGCACGCGCCGCCAGCACGGCGCTCCGAAGGGAGCGAGCCTCGCGCACGGACGACGACGAACCACAGAACACGAACCGCGCGCGAGACCCGCTCCGGACGTTCTACCCTTCGCCTGCCGGGCCGTGATCGATTCTCGCCGGGCGCCTCGGGAACCTCCGGGCCACCACGTCCGTCGCTGGGCGACGGGATCCAGCTTGCACCTCGGCGCCCATCTCCGCGACGAACAACGCGGCGCCGAGCACCTGCGCGACACGGTACGCCACCCGCCCCGGGTCGCTTCCGAGCGCGCCGCGCATCGCGGCGTCGTCGAGCGTCTCCGCGAGACGGCGAAGCAGGTCGGCGAAGTAGTCCGCCGCGTGCCCGTTCGGGATCGGGATCTCCGTTACGAACGCATCGTGCTCCGCCAGGAGCGCCTCCAGCTCGTCGATCACGCCGACCTCCGTGAAGCCGCCGCGAGGATACGGACAGCGAGCGTCTCCGTGAAGGTCTCGCCAGGATCGGAGCCGGCGAGCGCCATCGCGCCCGCAACGATCACCGGGCCGGAGATCGAGGCGACCTCCCTCGGGCCGACGATCTCCGGGTAGCACCACTCCGCCGGGGTGACGACGTGGTACGCGCGGCAGTTCAGCGGCCGATCCTCGTACACGGCGCACATCTTGGTGACCGGGTCGAGAACCGGGCAGATCGTCGTGCGCTCCGAGGTCTCGATCTCCCGACGCGAGGCGAGCGCGCGCGCGAAGACCTCGGGCCCGAGCTTCGGCGCGATCGCGTCCCACTCCTGCTGCGAGAGCGCCACCTCGCCGCGACAGCACCCCCAGCACCCGGCGCCTCGACAGCTCACGGGGTTCCCGTCCTCGGCCGCGTACAGCTTGGTGTCCGCGAGCGCCTGATCGACGATCTCGCGCCGCTCGACGAGCGAGAGCGACCGGAGCGTCTCCAACCCGAGGCGACGCACGAGGGCGATCACCTCGCCGGCGACCTGCTCGAACCCGGGCCGGCTCACGAGCGAGCCCGCAGGAAGTCGGCGACGACCATCGGAGCCGCGGCGTCGAAGCCGGCGACGTTCAGACACCCGGCATCCTCGTCGTCCGGGAGGATCGAGCAGACGGTCGCCGCGAAGGCCGACGCGACCGCGACCGCGCCTCGCCCGCTCTTCCTCCGGTAGGCTCGCAGCGCCTCGATCGGGTGCTCGCGCCCGGCCCACGTCGCGTTGTCGGTCAGCACGATGAAGCCGTCCGCGTCGAGCCCGTTCTCGCGCGCGTACCGGAACGGCAGCGCGCAGTCGGTGCCCTCGCCGGTCTGGCTCGTCGCGACACGGATCACGTCGTCGAGCCGCATGGACGGAGACAACGTGACCGGCCTCGCCGTCGTCCCGAAGCACAGCACGAACGTCTCCGGCTCGATCGTCGCGTGAACGAGCGCCATCGCGGCCGCCGCGGTCGCCGCCGTGATCCCGGGCGCGACCTGCACGCCCTCCATCGAGCCCGACCAGTCGACGCCGATCAGGAGCCGGCGCCCGGTCGGCGCGACGTTCCCGAACGCGAGGTAGAACGCATCGTCGAGCGCGTCGACCACTCGCGGATCCGGCGTCCAGCGGTTGTCACCCTTGATGCCGTGCCCGGAGGCATAGACGCGGAGCGCCGTCAGGATCGCGATCGGGTGGAGCCGCGCGCGCCGGATCTCGTCCGCGTCGCGGAGCCGCGACGCGACCGTGCTCGAAGCCTCCGAGAGCGGCCGGAGCAACCCGACCGCCCCCATCTTCCCGAGGTTCCGAACGAGCGCACCGAGCGGCATCCCGCCGCCGGCGTGCAGGAGCGCCTCCCAGACCTCCGGCGAGTTCAGCGACTCCGAGGGCACGCACTCTCGCG